TTCCTGGCGACATCAGCCCGGCGTTTCAGGTCATGCCAAGGATTCCTGTGTTTGCGAATACGGCGCTGATTGTCAGTGAAAACGCCCCACGAGTTGGTTCCCCTGGATCCTATAAATACGGGGTCTACGTCTTCCGTCAAGGCGCCATCGGCCAAGGCTGGCAAGCCCCCCTCGACACTAAGGAGGCTGAAGACACCATGCAAGATGGTGGTTTTGGTCAGAAGGTCATCAAGGTGACCTACGGCACCTGTATGCACGTTTTGGGATCCAGCTGGAAAGGCGGCGAACAACCGACTACTGCCCAGCTGGCCGATACCGCCAACTGGGAGCTCAAGTGGAGCTCTCCCAAGCAATTGCCCGTTGCGCGCTTCACTTGCACCTGCCCCATCTACGTTTGAGCCATGACCATGATGACCAGCTGGGGTGATAGCTACCCCAAAATCCCCGGGACATTCCTGGAGGTTCGGCCCCTCACCGAGGCGACCGACGCAGCTACAACGCTGACCGCAGCGCAGACCATCGGCGGCATCGTCACCATGACGCCAACGGCGGCCCGCACCATCACCCTGCCAACCGCCACGGCAATCCTCGCCCTGTTGCAGCCAGGGGTGCAGATCGGGACCAGTTTCGAGATTCACATCCGAAACGGCGCGGCCAGTAGCCACGCGATTACCCTCGCCGGGCCATCCGGTGGCGGGATCACGGTTGACGGCGTAGCCACGGTGGCGCACAACACCTCGGCCACATTCCTGGCGAGGGTGACCGGCGAAACCACGCCGGCCATCACGTTCCATCGGGTCTAATGAACTACACCTGGTGCCGAGGGCATCAGGAGGTTTGGGATGCCATCGCTGCAAAGGCGGCGGCATCCTCGCCGCCTGCTCAGCCGCCTAGGCCACAACCGGAAAAACCTACACGCAAGGCTGTAAATGTCCCGAGTTCCTGAGTACACAAACTTTCGTTACATCTCTGCAGGGTCGGCGGTAACCCTTCCTGCCGGCAAGTTTTTTATCCGGTTGCTGGCACTGGAGGCGACCGTTCTCCATGCCGACACGGTTTGCAGCAGCTGCACCGATGGCCTCAGCGGCGCCCCGATCCCGGCCGGCACCGAGGTTACCGGCTATTTCTCGACCGTCCGGCTCACCAGCGGCAAAGTTTTTGCCTACCTGAGCTAACCGATGAGCGTTCTCCACAGGATCACGATCCCGCCTAAGGGGCGATGGGTCTCTGACCGCAGCCCCATCGCCAGCGACCTGGGTGAATGGCAATCATGCGACGGTGAGGCGCATGAGTTCCACGATCCGATGGTGTCGCTCACCGTCTCGATTGACGATGATCACACCTTGCATCTGTTCTGCGAGGCTGATCAGGTTGATGCTGCAGTGGAGAGGCTGAGGCAACTGCTCAGTGGCTGATCTCTCCGCCCAGATTGAGGCGTTCCTCAGAAATGCCCTACGCCAAAAGCGCCTGGAGGATCAGCGGGTCCGACAGGCGCTTCGTGATCTGCGGCAGGTGCTGGCGGCCGTGGAGCGGGTCGTGGGTGAGAGCGGCGTGGCAGCTCCACAGCCGGGCCGGAATGAGGCGATCGCCAGGGTGACCGCAGCCATCGCCCGCAGCGTGCGCGACTCGTTCGGGGTGCCCCAGCTGGCGGCCCTCAGTGCCGCCCTGGCGCCGTGGCTGGAGAGTCAGCTCAAGTTTGCCCGCCAGATGGTGGAGATGGCGGGCGGGGACCTTGCAGCGCCGACCGTGCAGATGACCGCGACGCAGGCGGCCCGGATCGTCCGCGGCGTGCAGGTGGCCGGCACCACAATGGAGAAGCAGCTCCTCTCGCGACTGCCGGCGATGGTGGCCGATCGGGTCGAGCGGTTCATCCGGCTGGGGGTTCAGGACGTGGCCGGGGGTGAGGTGTTCGCCACCTACGAAAACGCCGTGGTGCGCACCGTGGGCAACGCGGTGGAGGCAACCATCCGCACCGGTGTGCACGAGGCTGGCGGGATGGCCCAGCAGATGATCTACCAGTACGAAACCGATCCCGCCTGGCTCGGGCCTGATGGGCTGGTGTGGACTGCCATCCTGGATTCCCGGGTCTGCCCCGTGTGCCTGAGCCTCGACGGGACGCGGTACCAGTTGGGCGTGCCGGCTCCTTATTTCGACGGCGAGAACAAGACGAGCCCCCATCCTCAGTGCCGCTGCTACCTCCTGCCCTGGAAGTGGAGGAACGACACAGAGGGAGGGAAGCCGCTCAACAGAGAGGCGACCGGGGACAAGGGGGCTCAGGCGCTTTCGTTCCGTGCCGCGGCGTCGCGGTGGGTGCGGGACAATCCCGAGACGGCTCGGAGCATCTTCGGCAAAACGCTGGGGCAGCGGCTGATCGACGGCAAGATCGGCTTCGATCAAGCCGTTAAGCTGTGGTCAGCAAAGGGTTAGCCATGGCCGTCACCGTTGTTGCCACCGCTGGCGCGGCCAACGCCAACAGCTACCTCACCGTGGCCGCGGCGGATGATCTGGCCGATGATTACCTCGGCCCACTGAACTGGACGGCAGCAACCACGGACAACAAGGGGCGGGCGTTGATCATGGCAGCCATGTATCTCGATCAACTGGAGTCGATCGGCAGCCGTGCCACCACCACCCAGGCCCGCGCTTGGCCGCGCATTGGCGCCGCGTGCGGGGAGTGGTCGTTTGCGGCTGACGAAATCCCATCGCCTGTCAAGCGGGCAAACTTTGACCTTGCAGAGGCCTTGCTGGCCAATCCCGCCCTACTCAGAGGCCAAGGGGCCGGCAATGCGGAGCTGATCCCAGGGATCCCCAACGCCAGCCTGAAGTCGGCGCGGGTGGATGTGATCTCACTGGAGTTCAGGGACGGGGCTGTGCCCAACAACCAGAACGCTCTCAATGTGCTGCCAGGGTTGCGGCAGACGCTGGGGTGCCTCTGCCTGAGCGCGCCTATCGGTGGATCGCGTAGCATCCGGGTAGTTCGATCGTGAATCGTGCCAGCCGTGGCCGAACAGCAGCTAAATCTGTTCGGCCCGGCTGACGAAAAGCCGGCTACCAGGAATCACCTGGCAACGCCTCTCACGAGGGAAGAGTCGCGAAGGATTGGCAAGATGTACGCGGATAATATCAGGTTGGTCGGGAAGTTTCAGGCCAAGATGCGAGACAAATACGGAAAGTGTTTGCCATCGGAAGATATAAACAGCGCTGTTGATATTGCATTCATCAAAGCAGCGAGGATATGGAATCCAGAGCGGGGAGCATTCAGCACGATCCTTGGACACTTCGCTGCTGGTGAGGTACGCCACGCAATCAAGGCGGCCGGAAACTGGGGCGTTGCCGCCACCCAACGCGCACGCCTGGCGGGGATGCAAGCCCGCCGGATGCTGGAGGCCGGCATGGCCCCGGCCGGTGTGTGCCGCGAGATGGCGATCACTGAGGACGACCTGCTGGACGTTCTGCGGGCCACCACCGGCCTAGCGCATGACGTCCAGGGCTTCGAGCTGCACCTGTGCCCCCGGCCAACACCGTGGGAGCTGCTGGAGGGCGGCGAGGCAAACTAGGGAAACGCACCGCTGAACATGGCTACCGGAGCCTATTTCGCTTCCCTGGATATTCGGCTCTGGCTGAAAGAGGGCACCACGGCAAGCGCTCCTCCGACTAGCTCAACAGGTATGACTGAGATTCTCAGTCTGTCGGACGCCAGTCTACAGACGACATCGGAGACGCAGACAGCGACCGATTACCAGACCCCCTTTGGCTACGGCAGCCTGCTGGTAACCGGCAAGAGCTGGACCATGCCTTTACAGCTCAATCTGGACACAACCAGCGATGGCTACAAGCTGCTGCGCAGGGCTGACAACAACGGCGCCAAGGGCGTAACAGTTCAGGCTTACAGGGCTCTTCCGCTGGTTGGAAGCGGCAACACCGATCCGCAAGTTGACGCGGGGGTTGCGTTTGTCAGCAACTATCAGGAGACGATGGCCCGCGGCAACATCGCTACGGTGTCATTCACCCTGCAGGGCTACGGCGCTCCGTTGGCCTATCAGCAGGGCAATCCCATCGCGACGCTGACTATCACCACCCCTGGCGCGAACCTGTCCGCTGGCACCGCTGTGCCCCTGGTGCCCGTGACGCCAGCCCCCGGCAACCTGTCGGGCCTGGGCGCCACCGCGACGATCACCGTGAATGGCAGCGGCGTGATTCAAACCGCCACGATCGTCGGCGGCGGCAAAAACTTCAGGGTGGGCGACACCTTGACCATCACCGATCCCGCCGTGGTCGGCGCCGGCGACACCCCCCCGCTGTTCACCGTGGCGACGGTGGCCTAAGGGTTGACGGGGAGAAGGCTGCGGCGCTATGGTGTTCGCAGAGGTTCCCACCTCCTTGGTTTCTCGGTGAAACCGCCACGTTTCCGGCCCCTCAGCGACTGCAATCGCTGGGGGGCTTGTGGTTTGGGACCACTTGCTTATGATGCTGTTGCAAGACCGATCCTCCTTGGTTCGGTGGATCCAGCCGCTGCCTCAGTTTCCTAGGCCGGGAGCAGTAGCTGGGATGGATTGGCGGGGGGCTCCGAAAGGGGCCCCTTCGCTTTATGCGGCGCTATCGTGTCCGCATCTGGGGGCACCGGTCTCCATGAAACCCTGCAAGAGCTCGGACCTGTTCCGGGCTTTTGTGGTGTTCGGGCCCATTACGCCTCCCCCTAACGCCCCCCGGCCTGGCTCAGCCGCTGCCACTGCTCGGCGAAGAACTGGGCCAACGGGTGCTTGTCGAGCGCCGGCTTGATCCAGTTCCGGCCTGGCAGCGCTCGGCCGCTGGCGGTGATGCGATCCTCCAGGATGGACCTGGCGTAGTGGAACCCATCCTCGCTGACCGGATCCCAGGTAAACGTGATCGTTGACCCTCGCGGGTTGTCCTGGCGCCGCTGCGAGTTCAGAAAGTCACCGGAATCGACGATGTTGCGCGGGCTGGAGGCGATGGTGTAGGGCAAGCCGCCTTGTGCCTTCAAGACCTTATTCTTCTGGCGAAACGTCTTGGCTTTGTTGAACTTGCCGTAGCGGTAGGTTATCCCCGGCCATGGATACTGAACCGCCCTGATTTCTTCCTTCAGTTGCGGGCCGATTACATCGCCGTACTTCGCCATGATTATCGGCACACGCAACAGTAGCTTACTGGATGTAAACCTGGTTAGCTTTAGCTCAACAGTAATCCTAGCCATCGACGTACACTGCGAGTCGGATGCGGTCACCGATAACACTCTGCATTATGCCGCCGATCAGCCCTGTGGAGCCGTAGGGGTGCCGCTCCTGCAGCACCTCACACCTGGCGGGCGGCTTGCCGCTGAACACCAGCAGCCCCCTCACGCCGGCCTGGATCCTGGCGTCCAGGGCCTGAGGGTTCACCGCGTAGCCGTCATAGGTGAGCCGGTCGGTGTCCACGCCTGGGAAGCCGGACCCGTTGCGCCCCCCCTCGCGCAGGAACAACGACACGGTGATCTGCTCGGTTTTGGGGATGATGTTGCCGGTTACTGGATCCTCAACGGTGCCGATGTCCACAACATCGAATGTTGCCGTGGCGTTGACCTGGCCTAGAAGTGCGCTGCTCATGGTCTAGTTTGCCGCCTGAGGCAACCTAGGGGAAGGCGAGGACGGCATGACAGAGAATCTGGGTGATGCGCTGCTGGTCGTCCGCGCCGACACCACACAGCTGGAGGCAGGTTTCAGGCAGGCTGAGGAGCGGGCTCGCCAGGCTGGGGCAGCCGCTCGGGATGCGTTCCAAGCGCCGGCAAACAGCATCGCAGGGCTGAGCGCCAAGTTGGCCGGCCTACAGCAGTCATTCCGATCGGTTGAGATCGGCTCCCGAGAGTTCCGCTCCCTCCAGCGCGAGATCCAGCGCACAGAGCGAGAGCTGGCCCGCGTCGATCAGACCCTGACGGGCCGGCTAGCCAGGGGTGCCCGTGGGTTCGGCGCAGAGGCCCTGCTGGCCCTCGGGGCACGTGGTGCTGCCGCCACTGCGCCGGTGATCGCCGCTGGCATGTTCCTGAAGGGCTCCATCGATCAGGCGGTCGAACTGGAGACCGTCACCCGCAAACTGACGGTGACCCTTGGCCCGCAGGGTGCCGCGGGTGCAATCAATTTTACCCGGGGGATCTCGCGGGAGCTGGGGCTGAGCTTTGAGACGCTGGTGGACAACTACAGCAGCTTCACCGCAGCCGCCACGGCGGCGAACATCCCGATCGATCAGCAACGGCAGCTGTTCACGTCGGTCAGCCGTGCGGCGCAGGCCTACGGGCTGAGCAATGACCAGGTGGGCGGGACGTTCCTGGCGCTGCAGCAGGTGGCCAGCAAGGGGACGGTGAGCATGGAGGAGCTTCGCCTGCAGCTTGCGGAACGCCTTCCCGTGGCGCTGTCGGCTACCGCCAAGGGGCTGGGCATCACGCAGCGCGATCTGATCAAGCTGGTTGAGTCAGGAAAGCTGACCGCTACTCAGTTCTTCCCGGCTCTGTCCCGGGGCCTGGATGAGCTGACCAAGGGCGCGGCTGGGCTTGAAACATCAGCGCAGATATTCCAGCGCTTTAGCAATGCGTGGCAAGAGTTACAGCAAAGTGCGGGCACCAATTTGCTACCTGCCGTAACCGCGTCGGTCATTGAACTTACCAAGGCGCTGGAATACTCTAGGGATAAACAAGTTTCCGAGATATTTGCCGATGATTTCGGCCTGTCAATAGAAAGAGCAGAGCAGGCGGCTGGCGCCTTGCAATCTATACGGCAGCGCTATAACTTAACCGAGCGGCAAGCAAGAAATATTACTAGCC